AGACATAAAAGCAGCAACTGGTAGAAAATACTTTCTAATCAGGATTTGCAAAGTAATTGGCGCACAAGTAAACACACGAACTTTTGTGTTACGCTCACCATTGTCTTTATATTGCTTTGTGATCTCATCTTTCAAAGATGTCTTAAAAGGTTGATTTGCACGCTGTCCATGCATCAGCATTTTCTCAACAGCAGCAACTTCTTCCCACACCCAAGGTTCAAAATCAACAGGTACACCACTACCATCCAAAACACAAGCCTTCTTTTTCGAACCTGTATAAGGGAATCCAAGTGATGTAGCAAAATTCATACGATCGACAAACTTTAACCCATCAATTCCAAACATGATTTCAACATTATCCAAAGGACGATGAACTAAGCGAGCACGCACATCAGGATGCATTTCATTATATGTCTTTGACAATACACGAATGTAATCTTGACGCGCAATACTAATCTCGCTAATCCCAAAACCTAATGGTTGATTGGAACGTTTATCCAGGTCCAAATGGTACGGTTGATACCAAGGATTGGTCATAGGTGGACCATAGTTATTCTTCACACCGGTGATTTCCTCAACGGTTTCAGCAATTAAACTAGGTTCAACAGACGAGTAAAATTTTGATGTAGCACCAGCTGAACCTAAATGAACGTAATTAATATCACCTTCACGCCATTTTAAAGGCGAAGAATCATCCATTGGTGCATCTAATTTCACAGCATCTTTTTGACCAATAACAGTGTTGGAAATAACTCCTTCATCTGCTATATCAGGCAACACAGCGAATTTGGCACATGCAGCTTGGTAATCTTCCAAACATACACTACCACAAGCAGCCTCTGAATCTTTTCCAGCAAGATGAATTCCGGCAAATCGCCATCCTTCACCAGTCTGAACAACCATAGGACTTCCACAGAAACCTGGTTGGGACTCAATTGAACTCTTGTATCGCCATCCACAAAATGTTCCCTCAGTAGCACGAATATGTGCGTTCCAATAACCTATCGAGGAATCTTGATACCATGTGTTATCCAGTTTCAAAATGGAATACATAATA